CTGGGAGCACGCCGGTGATCGGCAACCCGCAGTATGAGGTGGCCATCGTCAACGCGCCGGATGACATCCTGCGCAACCAGGACGGATCCCCCGTCCTGGTAAACGGAGAGGTTCAACGAGCATGAAAGTTGGAATGGTATTCGATAAGGGCGGGATGAGTGACAACGGGCCGGCGCCCATCAACCCAGTGATGCCTGGTTCTGATTGTTGCCCCGAGTTCACCGTGCGAGGTGAAGAGGAGCTTGAGGTCCCGGAATATGGGACCATGACCATCCGCTACCGGGTGATGGAGGAGCGGGAGTCCAACCGCAAGCACGACACGAAATACTCGTGCACCATCTGCGTGTGTGAGATCGTCTCAGCCAAGGAGATCAAGGAGGACCCCGAGGCGCCAGCCAAGTCTGGCAGCAAGGAGACCTCTGACGCGCTGGACAAACTGGCCAAAGAGGAGATGGAAGACTGATGTTCACCGTTGATTCGATCTACGACGAGGCGAAGAAAATCATCGGGGCGTGCTCCGATGAAAAGCTGTTTGCTTGGTCCGGAGATGTTGTGGCGATGATCGCCAACAAGACCGACACCGAAGCGTTTAAGGGATACCTGGACATCTGCACCACTGGGTGCGGGTGCACCGGAGACACCCCGTGCTCCAGCGGATGTGGTCGCGTGTGCATCACGCTCCCGCGCGAGGTCGAGACGGTCATTGCGGTCAACATCGGCGGGACCCCCGCGATGGGGTTCGGTCAACTTTTCAGCTTCCACCTCAACGGACCCGGCGACTTCAAGCGCTCCTGCGACTGGTCGTGGTATGATCAGGGCGCCAATTTTCCCGTGCAGCGCGATTTGATCACGCCGGCTCAGCTCGTGGCCTACCTCCAGTCGGAGGAGGACAACGGCAAGAAACTCGTCGTCTACGGCTACGACACGAACGGAAACAAGCTACGCCGGCAGGTGAACGGGAGCTGGCTCGACGGCTACCAAGTTCCCACGATCTACGGTTACGCCATCCCGGAGGCTGACGCACCGACGATCGCGCGCATCACCGCAGTCTACAAGGAGCCCACCGTTGGTCAGATCCGACTCGCTACCACCGACGCCGGCGGGGGCACCGGTGTGGTTCTCGGGATCTACGAGCCGGACGAGACGGTCCCGCAGTATCGTCGGATCAAGCTGAACCGCGCGTGCAACTGGGTTCGAGTGGCCTACCTGAAGACCAATCCCGTTTTTCAATCCCGATGGGACCACATTCCGCTGAACTCCCGGCTGTCTTTCCTCATGGGAATGCAGGCCCGGCGCTTCTATGCTGAGCAGGAAATCGAAAAGGCCCACGCCTACGAAGCTGACGCCGCGCGACTCGAAGTAGAGGCGCAGATGAAGAAGGAGGCCCCGCTCATGTTCCCGCTCCAGGTTGACGACCGGAACAACCTTCGCGACAAGTCCGATTACTGGATCAACTGATGCCTCCGCTGCCCACAGGCACGAAAATCATGGACTTTGATTCCTCGTGGATCAAAGGCTCCAACAACAGCATGGACCCCTCGGCGTTGCCGCTGGGATACGCGTGGTCCACGCTCAACATGATCAACGTGTCCGGCGTGCTCTCGTGCCGCCCGGGCCACCGCTGCATCGCCGAGCTTCCGGCCGGCAAGCTGCAAGGCATGGCGGTGTTCCGGCCCAACTCCGGGCTGGAGCAGATCATGGTCGCTGTCGACGGGGTGATCTACGTCGCGAGTTATCCGTTCAAGGTTTTCCGGTTCCTCCCCAACGTGCTTTTTTCCGCGTCGGCCCGGCAAATCTTTTGGGAGCAGGCCACACAGAGCGCGGATCTCATCACTCCCGGATCGCTCACCTCTGCCCGCCAAGTTTTGGCGCCTAAGGAGGTCATGTTCATGCAGGACGGCGGCAACACCGCACCCGCCTACTATGACGGCTCAAACTCCGGACACATCCGGGATCTGCCCTACCAGACTCCTGCCGGCGGTCCGATGGCGTGGGTTGGCGATCGTCTCTGGGTTGCTGTTGGCGCCGACGTTTACGCGTCGAACATCGCCGACCCGTTCAATTTCACTGAGCAGATTTACCTGGGCGGCTCGCAGTCGTTCAATTTCAGCCGCGAAGTCACCGCGATGGAGCGGACGCCGTCGATCCAGTTCCCTCAGCTCGTCGTCTTCACCGAGGAGTCGATGAGTATCATCCAGGCGAACATCCGGGAGCGCGACAAGTGGACCGAGACCGAAGGGATGCAGCGCGAGATCCTGCAGATCGGATGCTCGTCCAGCCGGGCGGTCGCGAGTCAGTTTGGCCGAGTCACTTGGTTCTCTTCGTCTGGTCTCGTGTGGTATGACCCGGCGACGTCCACCGCATGGACCTCCCGCTCCCCGCTCCGCGACACTGAGCAGATGGAGAGCAAGTCCGGCCTCTTCAGCGATCTCAGCGGGGTCGCTGTCGGTATTTTCGGCCAGTGGTTCCTGGCGAGCGTCCCCTACGAGGACATCTTCAACGAACACACCTGGGTGATGAACAACAACAGCTGGGAGACTATCTCCGACCAAGGCGGCCCTACGTGGTCTGGCGTCTGGACGGGGACGCGCCCGGTTGAGTGGGCCTACGGCGTGATCGCCGGCACTGAGCGTATTTTCCACGTCTCGCGAGACAAAGACGACGTCAATCGGCTATGGGAATCCTTCACAACGGACCGTCTGGACAACGAGTGCCCTATTACCTGGGCGCTATTCACCCGGGGTTATTTCGGTCTCACCGGTCAGTCGCAAAAACTGCCCGGGCTGCCGTGTCGATTTGGCTACGCCGACATCGCTCTGACGGCGATCGACGAAGACCTCGATCTCGGAGCCTTTGTAGCGGCCGGGACGCGCGGAGCCTTTCGAAAGATCGCGTCTACCAAGTTCAACGTCGCGCGAGGCAGTATGCAGCCAGACAGCGAGATCACACTCGACACGACGCTGGTCCAGCTCAAGGCGCAAAGTCGTATCTTCCGCACTCAGGACGCAGACAAATTGGAACCCAACGATGCCGTGGGCTCTTGCCCTGCGGAAACTCCAGCCGTCGATAACCTGGACGAAAGCCACCAGCTCTTGGTTGTCGGGCACGGTCCGGCGACCATCAAATGGATTCGCCCGTTTGCGTGGATCGACATGGACGACGACACGGGCAACGACAAAGCGTGCGAACCTGAGGAAGATTTTCGTGGCGTCCGTTTCGATGGCATCGGTCTCACCGATTCCGACGACATCGAGGCACTCATGCTCGCCCTGGCAGAATATCCCATCACGAAATACACCGGGGTGGCTACCGAGACCCTGCGGTCCGGGGAATACGTTGGGGTGGGGAGCGGGACCTCCAGCAGCATCGTCTCGCAGGCCGCGGCGGATCGCGTTGCTCAGATCATCGCCACCAAGCAGGCGGAAAAGGAACTCGCGGCGCAGGTGCCCCCAATCTATAGCAACGGAGTCGGATGAGCACACTGATTGACATTCTCAAGCTGCGGAAGCCGGCGATCGAATACGTCTCGCCGCCGATCTGCGAAGTCGTGCTATCGGGGTCTGGGTTTCCGGACATTGATCTGACGCCATTTGGCATCCTCGATGCGCCCGGACCGCTCAAACCACCCGACTATCCGGACGACCCGAATCTCACGTTCCCCAACATCCCGGGCGTGATCTGCTACACAATTTACAAGGCCCTCGACGCGCTGGATCCGTTTGGTGCGTATGAGATCGTGGCCGAGTGTTTGCCGCCGTGCTGCTGCGAGCGCAACGTGCCCGGATGCACAGACTGCAGCTGCGATCCAGACCCAACCGCGTGCACCGTTTTCTGCTGGGTTCCCGAGGAGTTCGGGTGTTACAAGGTATCCGCCATCACTCCCCAGGGCGAGACTCCCTTGAGTGCTCCTCTTTGTATCTTCCCACCGGTGGTGATCACCGAAGCGGGATCGACCGCCTGCGCATAACATGGCTCAAAACGCAACAGCAACATTCCGCGGAAGCGTTCACCCAATGAGCGTTCCCGGCTTCGCCTTTTTCGAGTATGGTCTGACGTCGGATCTCGGCTCCTCGACGACGCCCCAGGCTGTGCCGAAGGGGAACGCCTTCGTCCACATCACCGAAAATCTCACCGGGCTCTACGACAGCGCGACCTACTACTACCGGCTCGCCTACCAGACTGCGCTTGGAACTGTCCGCGGAAGCATCGTCACGGTGGCTACGCCCACTTGTGGTGGCGGCGGATGCGACACTGGCACGCCCGGGCCTTACGGCAACTGCGCGGCGGTCCCAGCTCCCCCGGAGACCCCCAGTGATCTTGGCTCTGATACGTCTGTTTCGATGGGTTCGCTGCAGCCGTCGACTGGTGTCGCGAATGATGCCTCGCTCGGTATTGTTGACCCAGGCATATATTCGTTCGAGTATGTAAGCGGCGCGCTCAACATCATCCTGAACTGCGGGTTCGACTCGAACAACTACGACGCCTACTATTTGGAATCCGATCCCTTTGGGAGCGGGCTTGGCTATTGGGTTGTTGCGGTGAGTGATTGCACGGGCGGAACATCCGACGTCCCTGTGCTTGACCCATTCATCTGCTGCGCATCGTTCGGATATATTGCAGATGTTTCTGGGGCTCCTCCA